GCAAGTCCGAACACCTTTAGCAACAGCTTTAGCAAGCGTTGCAGGTAATGTTTACAGTTTCGTACCAGAATCAGTTATTCCGCCAGCAGTGGTTTGCGTGCCAGATTCGCCGTACCTTGAATTTGAAACAATAAGCAAATCCAACATTAGAGCTAAGATCAATATGACCATCACAGTTGCCGTTGCATATAACAGTAATCCAGCATCTTTGGATAATATCGAGCAACTAATAATCAGCGTTCTGGCAGTGATCCCAGTAGGGTACATCGTCAGCTCGGTCGAAAGACCAACAGTTACACAAGTTGGAGCGAGCACTCTGCTAATTGCAGACGTGAGAGTTTCTACCTATTACACAAGAACAATCTAAGGAGCAAAATGCCAACGACAGTTATTACCGGTCGCGATATTACCTTCACTATTGGCGGTAATAATTTCGATGCACAAGCAACAACAGCAACACTTACTGGATCAATGGATCGTCAAGTCTATGAAACACTAGACGGAAAATCCTATAAAGTTATTGACAACGATTTCGTATTCGATGTCGAGATGCTAGCCGATTGGGGCGCAACTGGATCTTTATGCGAGATTCTTTGGTCAGCAGCAGAATCATCACCAAACACTGGGATCAACACAGTATTTACAGCTAACACTGGAGCGGTATTTACTTTCCAAGTATTACCAACTTGGCCATCAGCTGGTGGAACTGCACCAGATGCGCAGACTGTATCTTTATCATTCCAGGTTATCGGAGTGCCAGCGGAATCATTCGCCTAATTAAAAAAACGGGAGCAAACAAATGAAATTACCAATCACAATTGAATATAACTCAGGAGAGCAAGCCACTTACATAGCCCAACCTCCTGAGTGGGCAAAATGGGAGAAACAGACAGGAAACACCATTGGACAAGCAGGCGAAAAACTTGGTATCTGGGATCTTATGTTTCTTGCTTATCATGCCCATAAGCGTGCTATTGCAGGCAACAAACCAGTCAAGCCAATGGATGCCTGGATGGAAACAGTTGCGGACGTAATTGTCGGTGATGGTGATGACCCAAAAGTCATCCAGAAGGAAGCGTAAGTCGCTTACTGGTTCAAGTGGCAATAGCCACTCAAATACCAATGAGTGAATGGACAACCGCAGAAGATATATTAACTGCGATCGAGATATTAAAGGAGCGGAAGTGAGTGATGTTAAAATTGCGTATGACCGCTCCGATATCCGAAATATCCTTAAAGCGTTCAAAGCGATGGACGATCAGGCAACAGATGAGGCACGAAGTCAATCTGCTGCGCTGGCGTATTTTGCATCAGAAGAAATTAAACAAGCAGCATCTGGCAGAACTAAAGGCACAAAGGCAGCGCAAAGAATTGCGGATGGCGTATCGATCAGCAAATCCTCAAAAATTGGTGAGTTCTCTTACGGCTTCGCACGTCAAAAGTTTTCAGGTGGTGCTACAACGCAATCCTTATGGGGTGGTTATGAGTTTGGTTCAAATAAATTCAAACAGTTCCCTACATATAGTGGACGGCAAGGCAGAGGTAGTCGAGGATGGTTTATCTATCCAACCCTTCGCAGAATTCAGCCTGAATTAGTGAACAAGTGGGAAGCAGCCTTTGATCGCATCCTTAAGGAGTGGGCATAATGGCAACTGGTAATCGTACCCTTAAGTTATCCATCCTTGCTGATGTTGATGATCTTAAGAAGAAGTTAAATGAAGCAAATGGCGATGTTGAAGTCGCTGCAACTGGCATGGAGAAGTTTGGTAACAAGGCTGCTGCTGCTTTCAAATTAGCAGCCGTTGCAGCTGCTGGAATGGCAGTAAAGATCGGCGTAGATGCAGTTAAAGCAGCCTCAGATCTAGCAGAAGAAGTTTCTAAATCACAAGTAATCTTTGGCGATGGTGCAGATGAGATCGAAGCATTTGCTAGTAAAGCAGCCAAAGCCTTTGGACAGACAAAGCAACAAGCAATTCAAGCATCTTCAAGTTTTGCCGTATTTGGTAAAGCAGCAGGATTAGCAGGTAATGATTTAGTTAAATTCTCAACAGACTTTACAGGCTTAGCATCAGACTTGGCATCTTTC